ATCGCAGAGATAGAACGAGAAGATCCCTTGCTCAAGGGAAGACACATCATCGGCATTGCAGATCCTGCCATCTTCCAGGAGAACGGTGGTCCTTCCATCGCAGAAGAGATGCAGAAGGCTGCACACATCATCTTCAGACGTGGTGACCATCAGAGACTCGCAGGCAAGATGCAGACACACTACAGACTCGCATTCGATGATGATGGCATCCCGATGTTCTACTGCTTCAATACGTGTAAGCATTTTCTGAGAACGATCCCTGCTCTGATGTATTCAGAGACACAGGTGGAAGATATCGACACACATATGGAAGACCACCAGTATGACGAGTGGCGTTACGTCTGCATGGCAAGACCGATAGGCCCACGAGAGAAGGCAACGAAGAAAAAGATCGATGTCGATAACATAGATGATCCTCTCAATATGATCAGGGATCAGAGACAGCTACAACGATATGACTACTTACAGTTATTGTGATAATGAAAGGACGGATACATGGACGAAAAAACGAAGAAGAAAAAGGATGCCGTGGAGATCATAACAGAGGACGTGATCGCAGAGGCATACCAGCGGATGCAGGAGTATTTCAAAGGCAAGAAGTCAGTAGATCAGAAAGCCACAGCTAATCAGGAATGGTGGCGTGGCAGACACTGGTCAGAGATCATGCAGGAGAACAAAAGTCTTGAGGATGATAAGAAGCCGGCATCTGCGTGGCTGTTCAACAGTATCATCAACAAACACGCAGACATCATGGATAACTTCCCGAAGCCAAACGTACTTCCGAGAGATGCTGATGACCAGCAGGACGCAGAAAGCCTTACCAAGATAGTTCCGGTCGTGCTTGAGCAGAACGGATACGAGGAAGTGTACACAAGGAAATCTTATGACTACATCGGTGATGGCACTGCGATCACTGGTGTCTTCTGGGATTCCAACAAGAACGATGGTCTGGGTGATATAGCGATCACTCAGGTGGACATCCATAACATCGCATGGAAGCCTGGTATACAGAACATACAGGACTCTCCGGAAGTGTTCACCATTGCTCCGGTCAGCAACGAGGAACTGGTCAAGATGTATCCGCAGATGGAAGGGCATACCGGACAGGACTTCACAAAGGTCGAGTATCAGCATGACGATACCATAGACACTTCAGATACATCCTTCATCGTGGATTGGTACTACAAGGTACAGGATTACGAGGACGTGCAGATGGATGACGAAGGCAAACAGTTCTTCCGCAGGCCGAAGACGGTGCTCCATTACTGTAAGTTCTGCAATGGTCAGATACTGTATTCATCTGAGAACGATGGTATGGACAAAGGTTTCTACGAGCATGGCAAGTTCCCATTTGTGTTCCAGGTCATGTTCCCTATCAAGGACTCTCCGGTCGGCTTCGGCTACATCGATGTCATGAAGGATCCTCAGACATACATTGACGTGCTGGACCAGCTCATCACAAAGAATACAATGATGACCGGAAACTTAAGATACTTCGTCAGAGAAGATTCAGGATTTGACCCAAAGGAATTTGCTGACGTGTCGAATCCTTTCGTTCATTATGCCGGTGGCAACATCGATGAGATGCTTCAGCCTATCAATGTGCCGAGCATCCCTGCGTATGTCATCCAGCATCAGACCAACAAGATCGAGGAGCTGAAAGAGACATCCGGAAACCGAGATTTCTCGCAGGGATCTACGCAGTCTGGCGTGACCGCAGCTTCGGCCATTGCCGCACTCCAAGAGGCTGGCAGTAAGCTCTCAAGAGATCTGATCCGTGGTGCGTACAGGGCGTTCCAGGATGAGTGCTATTTCGTTATCGAGCTGATCAGACAGTTCTATACAGAGCCGAGATCGTTCCGCATCGATGATGGCAAGGGCGGTTATGACTTCATAGACTACGACAACAGCAACATCTCTAACAATCCTACAGCCATGGGTCTGGAAGAACGTGATCCTTCTGAAAGACGCAGACCCGTCTTTGACATCAAGATCACAGCAGAGAAGCAGTCTCCATTCTCACGTGCAGCGCAGAATGAGGTAGCGAAAGAACTTTACAGCATGGGAATGTTCAATCCGGATATGGCAGAGCCTGCACTCGTATGTCTCGATATGATGGACTTTGAGGGCATCGATCAGATCAAAGAGAAGGTGCAGAACAATTCGGTGCTGATGCAGCAGCTTCAGAGAATGGTCGAGACGATCCAGATGTTCGATGCGTCTTATCCGCAGTTCGGTCTTGCGCAGACCGCAGGCGTTCCAGGTCTTGGGATGGGAATGAACGGTGCGCCTCAGATGGGTGGTGCTCAGCCAATGCCAATGGCAGGCGGTGGCGGTGAAGGCACTCCGGAAGAAAGAGCATCAAGGGCAGAGACAGACAGCACACTTGTAGCCAAGGCAAGAAGGAAGGCTGCTTCACAGGCTGTTCCGGATTAATGACGAGGAGATAAAGAAGATGACAAGGGTATTAGTTAGCATTACAAGAGAAGATGGCCCACTGTTCTTTGACTGCATGGGCCATGCACCTACGAGCGATGTGTGTGTGGCGATATCCACACTTTGCTCCATGCTCGTGCTTCATGCGGTAGAAGAGCTGGGCATAGATCCGGTCATTCAGATGGATGGGCATGTGAGGATATCGATAGACAACTCCAATATCAGAACGAACGAAGTGTTCAGAGCTGCGGAGCGCACGTTCAAGTGGTTGGAAGAAGAGCATCCGGATGACATCAAGGTGTATTGACTTCCGACTTGCAGGGAGACGTATGGAAACTATTATGATATAATCCCAAATGATAAATCACAGAGTGGTCGTGGCACTTTAAACCACAGAAAGGACACGTGATGTTATACAACAGAATCCATCTCCACATGTTTGATGGCGCAGCCGGTGGTGCTGCAGGATCAGCAGGAAGTGGGGGAACAGCCAGCAATGTTGGAGATTCTCAAGGCTCTCAGCCACAGGTGGTATATGGCAAGAGTGAGGAAGACATCAACAACAACAATCAGGTCGGCTCTGATGGCTCTGGGGGAACAGACGGAGTAGAAACTAATGGGAACGATGTTCCTGATCTGACCAAGGAATTCGAGGATCTCATCAAGGGCAAGTACAAGCAGCAGTTCGATGAAAGAATGCGCAAAGGAATCCAGAGCAGATTCAAGAACCAGACTGATTACGAAGGCCAAGTCAATCAGTATGCAGATGCTGTACAGCCACTCATCCAGATGTATGGACTTGAGACAGGAGATATCGAAGGATTAAAAAGAGCAATTGAAACTGACGATGGACTGATCGCACAGAAAGCGAATGAGGAAGGACTGACAGCCGAGAGATATAGGCATCAGTTGAAACTCGAAGCAGAGGCAGCGAGAGGACGTGCGGTAGAAGAAGCCATCAAGGAAGAACGTGTAAGACAGGAGACTTACGACAGGTGGGAATCAGAAGCAGCCGCTCTTCAGGAGGCTGTTCCGTCATTCAATCTTGCCACAGAGATACAGCAGACCGAGGGATTCGGTGAGTATCTCGACATGGGTCTTTCGGTCGATGAAGCATTCTTCCTGGCACACAGGGCAGACATCTTCAATGGTGCTGCACAGCAGGCTTCACAGCAGGCACAGGCTCAGACTATTGACAACCTAAAGTCGAGAGCTGCAAGGCCTACAGAAAACGGACTCCATCAGCAGCCATCCATCGTGCGCAAAACAGATCCATCCAAGTTTACGAAGGATGATGTCTTCAAAGTCGCAGAACTTGCGAGAAAGGGACAAAAGATATCCTTCTGATAACCGAAAGAGAGGGATTTCACAATGATGGAATACAGAAAACTGCATCTGCATATGTTCGATGGTTCACCAAATACGAACGTAACTACGCAGACCGGTACAGGACAGAATCTGTCACCGGAAATGAAAACATATTACTCAAAGTACCTGATCGCCAATGCTGAGCCTGAGCTTTATCATGATCAGTTCGGTCAGAAGCATCCTATCCCAAGAAATGGTGGTAAGACGATCGAGTTCAGAAAGTATTCTCCTCTGCCAAAGGCTCTGACACCTCTGACAGAAGGTGTAACTCCTAACGGTCAGAAGCTCAATGTATCGATCGTTACAAGCACAGTACAGCAGTATGGTGGATACATCACACTGTCTGACCTGCTTATCCTTACTGCGATCGACAACAACATGCTCCAGGCTACGGAACTACTTGGCTCACAGGCTGGCAGAACTTCAGACACTATCACAAGAGAAGTCATCAATGCCGGCTCACAGGTACAGTACGCAACAGCAGAAGGCGTAACGCCTAACTCCAGAGCTACTCTGACTGCTGCATGCAAGCTGACAGTCAATGAGATCAGAAAGGCTGTAAGGACTCTGAGAAGCATGAATGCGAAGCCATTCGCTGACGGTTTCTATGTAGGTATCCTTTCACCGGATACAGAGTATGATCTCATGGGAGACGAGGCTTGGGTAGATGCATCAGAGTATGCAGGCTCTACGCAGATCTTCAATGGTGAGGTCGGCAGAGTATACGGAGTAAGATTCGTATCAACTACTGAGGCGAAGAAGTTTAAGAAGGGAGAGAGTGGTAACAACGAAAACATCGATGTTCATTCCACACTTATCCTGGGTAAAGACGCTTATGGCGTAACTGAACTGGAAGGCGGTGGCCTTGAGCACATCGTTAAGCAGCTCGGTTCTGCCGGATCAGCCGACCCACTCAACCAGCGAGCCTCTGTCGGTTGGAAACTCAGTAAGACTGCTGAGATCCTCGTTGATGCCTACATGGTTAGAATCGAATCTGCTGCGACATTCACAGGAGAAATCAACTAACTAATGAGAGGAGGCTATT